TTCAAAACCTAAACCTGTTGTCAAGACTCCGCTTCAAAGGCTGGAAGCTAAAGTTAACGACGAAGTGATTACCCATCTTGAAGTACTTCTTGATAAAATTGCTGAAGTCACGCACGATGATACTCCAACAAAGATGCCTTATATGGATGTAAGCATGCTGTTACGCAGCTCTTCCACTCCTGCCAAAGGTGCTAAGGTTGTTGTAGATTGGCTTACTCACCAACACGCTGAGCTCAAGTCTGCTGCAGATCGCACGTGTGAAGATGCGGTTGAAGGTTATTCGTATTTAAGAAAGCCTCAACTAAATCGCATTGTTACCAACTTTGAAAAGATGATTGCCGATGCTGCTTCTCATGCCAAAGTTAAAAGTACGCGACGACCTCGAGTGAAACGTCCAAAGGCTGCAGACAAGCAGGTGGCTAAACTTAAATATTTAAAGGACGATGATACGTATTCATTACGGAGTATTGATCCTGTTGCTATTCCTTTTAGTCAAAGGGTATATGTCTTTAATACCAAGTATCGTCAACTGAGTATTTACTACTCAAGTACACCTAGTGGCTTTAGTGTTAAAGGAACAAGTATTAAAGAGTTTGATCCCGACAAGAGTGTTACCTTAACCCTTCGTAAACCCGAGGATGTGCTGCCTCTAATTCTTTCAGGAACCGTAAGAAAAATTGATAATCTGTTAAAGACTTTAAAAACAAAACCAAGAAAAGCTAACGGAAGAATTAACGACAATACCGTTTTACTCAAATCATTTGATAAAGCATGAGAAAGAAAGAAGTAGAGGAAGCGTTAAACCTTCCCATGACAAAAGAGCAGTTTATCTGCCAAGTTGAAACCCTTGTTCGCAGGGATGAAATGGGATACGCAGAAGCTATTATATACATCTGCGAAGAAAGAGAGTTTGATCCCGAGGATATCACAACCTTTATAAGCGGCCCGTTGAAAGAAAAGCTAAAACTTGAAGCCGTGAATAACAACGTTCTTAAAACCAAAAAAAGTAATACAGCAAAGCTTGTATGATAACACTGAATACCGAAAGCTGCACACCAATGGATGCTTGGAGTACATTCACTGCAATGTCTCTACATTTTAATTCCGAAAGGGATTACGATGCTTTTAAGTTTAACTTTAAAGGTCCACGGTGCAAGCGTGAAACGTTCATGTCTCATAAGAATCGGTATCAGTTTGAAAAGTTAGCCAGAGCATATCCCAAGAGAAACGAAGTAATTCTTTATTCTCTTGCAAACCTTATTGCTGGTAACAAGTGGATCGGAGAGTGTAACGAAGGAGCGTATAACAACTGGACTGGAAAGGTTCAAGCGCTTGATTATAATTTTAAAACTGATGTTGCAACTATTGGTGAAGAAGCTGAACGCTTGAGCCTAACTTTTGATCAATGCTTTTTACCTGATGATCTTAGCGAACCTCCTTTGATATATAAACTATATGTAGGAGGTAAGATCTCTATTGAGACGCTCGCCGTATTTGAAAATATGCTAAGCTTTACCTCTCGCTTAAATAAGAAACTTATAGACCCTTTGGAAGTATCAAAGGGCACATCCTTTCTGGTCTCAAAGTATGCACCGTTTTTGGTTCATGCTGCAGACCTGAAAAAATATACAGAAAATGTACTTTCTGTATTTACAAAATAGTGATAATATGGTATAATATTATCGCGCTACAATACAACGCAATACAACGTAATACAAAACAATATGTCATTCGATAACCTAAAAGCAAATCGTCAAGCTGCCATTGGTAAGCTTGTTCAAGCGGCTGAAAAAGTCGGCGGAAACACTAGTAAAAACAACTATGGTGACGACCGTCTCTGGAAGCCTGCAGTAGATAAGAGCGGAAATGGATATGCGGTAATTCGCTTTCTTCCTGCTAAAGAAGGAGATGATCTTCCGTGGGTCCGTTATTGGGATCATGGGTTTCAAGGTCCAACTGGACGTTGGTACATTGAGAATTCTCTAACAAGCATTGGTAAAGACGATCCTGTTTCTGAACTTAACGGTCGCCTTTGGAACAGCGGAGTTGAATCTGATAAAGATATTGCTCGTTCGCGCAAGCGGCGCCTGCACTATGTTTCAAATATCCTTGTGGTATCCGATCCTGCTAATCCTGAAAACGAAGGTAAGACCTTTCTTTACAAGTACGGAAAGAAAATCTTTGACAAGATTATGGATGTTATGCAGCCTCAATTCCAAGATGAGAAAGCGGTTAACCCGTTTGACTTTTGGGAAGGCGCAAACTTCAAGTTGAAGATTCGTAATTTCGAAGGTTATCGTAACTACGACAAGTCTGAGTTTGATTCTGCTACAGCACTTTTTGCTGACGATGAAGCTCGACTTCGCGATACATACGAAAGCCTTTATGCGCTAACTGAGTTTGTTGATCCTTCAACATACAAGTCGTATGAAGATCTCAAGCGTAAGCTTATTGAAGTTCTTGGCGAAGAAGAGGTTAATGGTTCTGCTAGTGTGAGTGCTCATGCAACCATTAACGAACCTTCAGCTCCAGGGCTTGATAAGGTAGAGGATGAAATCCCGGGGCTAGGCGCAGATGCCGCAGCTCCAGAACCTGCTCCAGTTGAAGAAAGCGGTGGTAGTGATGACGACGATACACTGTCGTATTTCGCTCAGCTTGCCCAACAGTAAGGTTACCTCTAACTAATAAAGAAAAGCCCCGTGGTTGTTAATTCAGCTGCGGGGTTTTTTGTTTACATCGCCAGCGCCGCACCACTTAACACAGGCGGAGATGGCGTTGAGCTGTTATTGGTTTGACTTGATGTAGTTGTATTGGTAACGTTTCCTCCGCTGTTATTCACAACAGTTACGTTGGTAGAATTGGTCATATTACCTGCTTGAGTTAAAGCTTCACCAACTGCTGCCGTGGGAGGAATTATAACTGATGTATCAACAGGTTTTGTATCGGTTTCAGGATTAGGTTCTCCAAGAAACTCGTAAATGCCGGTTTTAGCTATTAATTTCCCTGCTAAACCAAAAAATCCGGATTGCTCGGGGTCAGGTAAAAACCCTCTCGCAAAGCTCTTTATCGTGTCCCCAATACTTATTATTTTTTGGGCGACACCTCGCATAATTTCTTTACCCTTTTCAATTACTGTTTTGAAAACATTCGTTACAATATCAAATATATCAGTAACAAATCCACGGACGAATTTGACGATCTTGATTATCTTCATGATATTCTTTCGAAGATATATTTTCCCTACCTTTATAAGAGTACCGAAGAATTCTTTAATGCCGTTAAATATATTTGTAAAGGTTTCCGTTAGCCAATCCTTGAAACTAAATTCATCAGCACCAAAGAAGCTCGCAATACCATCAATGACTTTAGCATAGCCTTCTAGAAGACCGTTGGCCCAACCGGTAATAAGTCCCATTATTCCGCCTAGGATTTTTTGAAATATATTTCCTTCAGTTAAATAGAATCCTTCAAACATTCCATCAAAGGCACTTTTGAAAAACGCCTTAATGCCTTCAAATATATTTCCTATAGTGTCTTTGAGAAAGTCAGTAACACTAAAATTTTTCATACCTTCCAGCTTCTCTTCAGGAACGCCGAATACACCAAGCAGCCAAGCAAGCAAATCCTTACCTAGATCCAAAAGACCGCCAATCGCAAACCCGATAAACCCTTGAAAGAATCCGGTGATACCTGCAATTACTTTATCACCTAAGCTGCCTTCTTCATTTTGAAACGCCTTTACTGCATCAAAGATTCCAGCAAAAGCTCCTAAGATAATACCAAGAGGAACAAAGATTTTACCAAGAACACCTCCAAGTTTTCCAATTACTCCAAACACCTTTGAAAATATACCACCAGCCTTTGCTACCGAACCCCCGGCTTTAAATAAATTACCAACTTTACTTCCAAACGTTTTGAAAAAGTTACCTATTTTATCAAAGGCTGTTGTTTTAAAGCTTTTAAATTTCTTTCCTATATTCTTGAAGAATTTACCTATTGCTTTAAAGGGTCTTGCAATTTGTTTTCTAAGACCTTTGACAATGTCATCAACTTTATCACCAAAGGCAAACACCGCAAGTTCATAATAACCAAATACGGTTAATGCCGCCTCTGTAAGTTTAGAGAAAAACCCTGAGCTTTCTCCTTCTCCAGCACCAAGAAACGAACTGAGGTCTAAACCTGTGGCACCTTTAATTGCAGCTGCAAGTTGTAGCTTCCTTGCTTCATCAGCTTCTTGCCGCGATTCTTTATCAGCAAGAGCTCGTGCCCTTGCATCGCCCTCAGCTCGCCTTTCAGCAGCTAGTGCTAAGGCCAATCTTTGAGCATCAGAAGCGGCCGCGGTGGAAGCAACTGTTTCACGAACAGATTGAATTGATTCATTGCTTTCCTTTTCACGTTCGGCAAGATGCTGTAACTTAGCAATTACTTCTTTCATAGTGGTGGTAATTATCAGTGTTTTATGATTCTTTTTGTTTCTCTTCTTCTTCCTTTATCCAGTCAATAAGAAGGGCAACGTAAATTTCCCTCTCCCATGGTATCATATTTTCCAGCTCAGTTAAGCTGTATTTATGATGTTGCATTAATGCAAAATTTGTTTTGAATAGGTTCATTAATGATTCATGGCAGAGGCTTATACGAAAAAACTTTCAATACCAGTTAAAACTTTTTCGTTTTTAGCTCCGCACTTTTGACAAGTAAAGGAAACGGTTTGTTGGAGTTTTGGTGCTTCAGTAACTACTTCTTCAATCTTTTCGATTTGTGATTTACTAAGGCTGTCAATAAATTCTCTTACGTCATTATCAGAAGCTTCGGCAATAGGATATACGTTTTCTTCATCGTAAATGTTTTCGATTGATGCCGCAATAGAAGCGGTAAGAATATCACCTTTATCTGTTTTACTAGTAATCTTAATTAAATCAGCAACTTTAATGTATTGAGGAACAATACCAATTGTTTCGTTAAGTTGAATTTTCTTTGGGAGAGGCTTTCCTTCTGTTACTTCAATGGCATCAAGATTAACAGTGACTTTATTAACCTCTCCGCATTCTTCACATTTGATTCCAAGCTCAGCTTCTTCTCCAACACTCTTGGATCTTAACTTAAGAAAGATATATTCCAAATCAAAGGAAGCCAAATTGGATATGTTAATTTCGCCAAATGTACAAGAAGTTACCACATCTTTCATTGCCATCAGCAAGTCGGATTCTCCTCCAGCTTCTTGAGCAATTAATAAAATCTTTTCTTCTTTAACTAGGAATGGACGATAACCAACTTCCTTTTTCGTTGAAGGAATGGTTAACTCATATTTCGGTGTTTCTAACTTTGGTAGATTCATAATATTATATATCAGCTATCTTCTGGAAGCTCTAGGTCATCATACAAAAAGCTAACAGAAAGAGCGGCCGCTTGGTTTGTTCCGCCGGCGTCAAAACCTAATTCAGAAACTCCTTTAGGAAAACAGTTTTTTAACTTGGCTTCGTAAATTATAGTTTCATCTTTATCATTAGCAAGTTGCCTGACTCCAATGTCACACTTATATTGATTTGGATAGCTTACCAAGTAATCCTTTTTTGTAATTATTTTGTTTAACCATTTGTCAAACATTGTTCTTGCAAAATAATCTTGGGTTAGTGTAAAGCTAATAGAGAAATCACTATTCACATATCCTGATGTAAATGCAGTGTTGTTTCTGTAAAGACCGTAATCAAATGTAGTAAGATTACGAGTAGGAAGCTGAGCGGAAGTAACCAAAACTTCTAGGTCTCTGATATCCGCAGAGCTTGCATCAATAACCGTTCCTATACTGGACAAGTCAACTTCAAAACGACTTGTTTTAGCAACTCCTCGCTTTGCAATAATACTTTTTAAATTATTGATAGATCCTTTTGAATGGGGTTTTGTGTCTGCCATAATTTCTTATCGTCTTGAAATAATTTTTTTGGATTCTTTCCAAACATGTTGTTTTGGTCTTTTCTGAAACCTTTCTGTTGGTAAAAACAAAGCGGGTTCCCAATATTTTAAAGGTACATTAACGATTCCCGTTGAAACATTTTTAGTTAAGTAATGCTTCCATGCCGGAGCAAAAAATCCAAGTTTGCCTCCTTGGTCAAGAGCTTTAAACGAAAGTATGAATCGGCTCATTTCTTCGTTTGTGGATTTTAATAACAATCTAGATCTAAGTTCTTCGAAAAATAATGCTCTACGGCGAGGATCTAAGTAGTGAAGATTTAATCCATAAAACCCACCTTTAGCCGGGCCTACCATAATGATAAGGGGAAACGTATCGTAATAAGGAAGCTCTTCGGCATACTTTGGATCATAGCCATACATATACATCTTACCTGCAAAAGGCGCTTGAACAGGCTCAAGATCTTCAGAATTTTCCATTTCTTCTGGAGTTGCACCAAACATTCTTTGAACATTACGGCGAAACCACGCCAAAGAAGAACGAGAGTTTTTCTCATAAATCCCTTTGGCTTCTGCTTTGTCTACAATGCTTTGAAATGAAGTCCACTTTGCCATACATATCTATTTATATGTAAATCAGGTAAGTAGCTTAATTCCTAGGCCTTTTATTACATCTTCGTGCCAAACTTCAAAGGTCCATCCACGATCTGCACAATATTCAGTGGCTGCTTCCCATTTACTTTGGTTCTTGACATATGTCATTACCTCTTTGATATACTTTTTTGTTTTACGGCTGCGAGGTTTAGGCTCAACGGTTTGATTCTTCGGCTTGATTTCAATAAGGTATCTTTGCCCGCTTTTAAACTCTATAAATAAATCTACAAAATAACGATGTGATTTTCCATCGGTTCTGCAACGATAAGGTATGACTATTTCTTCCGAACTCCATTTGGTAACAGAGCTGTTATCATCACACCAACGAAACACTTGCCGTTCCCACATACTGCGGTACTTTATTGCGGTAACATCCCCTTGATATTTCTCGCGATTTTTTGGTTTAAAAGATCCACTATAATATTTCATTCTTACAGAATTATTTATAAATAGTAATATGAGTAGATTCCCGACATTTAAAGAGATAGCCACAAATACGATCTCAGACTTAACAGGAATAGACATTGCGGGTCAGAGTGCCGGAGAGAGCATCTCCCAAGGACTTGAAAAGATCTCCGGTGTTCTCGGCCTAGAGCAAGGAGCAGCTGGAGATTTTAGATCTACCATTTTTCCAAATTCTTTAGTAGAGCAAACAGGTATTCGACCAGTGGTTTTATTCTTTTGCCAAGGTGGAAAAGGCCACCTAAGTGGAAGCTTGGTACTTCCTGCTCCAAGTTCGTTTGGTAATGCTGACACCGCGCAATACGGATCCACAGAATTGGGATTCGGGGGAAAGCTCGCTATGGACTTTGTGAAATCGGCCACTACATCCGAAGGACGCGCTCAAATTGGATCACAGTTTGACAATCTTGTTGGTAAAGGTAAATCTTTACTTAACCGAAGAAAAGAAGACGACTTTAACCAAACGCAAACCATTAAAGATCTTGCCAAAGCAGCAGCACCTACGCTTGCTTTAAAGAAAGCAGCCGAGCTCAACGAACAAGGTGAAGGAATTGGAAAAGGAATTGCAATGGCAATTGGTGTAACGTTTAATAAAAATGTTACCACTGAATTTACTTCGGTATCCACTCGATCGTTTAGTTTTAGTTACGATCTAATTCCTTCAACACAAGAAGAAGGCGAGGCTATACATCGTATGGTTACTGCTTTTCGTCAAGGTGTTTATCCCTCAAAGGCAGAAGGAACCTTTGGTCAAATTCTTAGATACCCTCCTAAATGGAATATAAGATTCCTTAATAGTTTAAGTGGAAACTCGGAACGGCCGCCGGGGTTTCCTGCTCTTGCTGAGTGTTATTTAACAAGCTTCACTACAACATATAACGGAAACAACTCGTTTCACGTTGACGGTAGACCGGTTCAAACAAATATTCAATTTACATTTCAAGAGGACCGCTCACTTACTCTGGAAGATATTAACGAACTGGAAGAAACCGGTGAAATTAGTTCCGGTATAATTGGTTCATAAATAAATTTTACTAAATAAACAACCCATGGCTATAGATTTCTTCAATACCTTTGGTAAAACATTTTATGATTTTACTGGGACCAACGGTAACGCGCTTGTAACCAACTTCTTAAAACAGGTTGTTCCGATAAACACGGATGACGTTATTACATATACAAAATATCAGATACGTGATGGTGATCGTCCAGAGATAGTATCAAATTTGTTGTATGGCGATCCCAAATATCAGTGGACTTTCTTTTTGCTAAATGATAGTTTAAGAGATGGTAAAAGTGGTTGGCCGATGAGCTTACCCGAGTTTGATGAATACATTAAAACAGAATATGATCCTTATATGTTTCTAGGTGGTACTCTTATTACCGATGCCACCACAGATTTTCATTATTCAACTCTTCCGCTTTCAGAAACGGATGTGGACTCTGTAGAAATTCTTGTATCAGACGACGAGGTTACTTTTAGTACAACCGAT